GTCGCTCAGTTTGAGGGGTTTGGCGTTTCGGCCCGCACGCATGAAAGAACGGTAGAAAGAATCAAGTACCGGAATACCCCCGGCGAGGGACGTGCCGGACATGCCGACACACTTGATCCACGACTCGTACTCCTTGGCATTACACCAAGGCTTGAGACTGATGCAGTCCTTCACGATGCAGCTACGGGGGTCACGGACCATAGTCCACGACGCACCATCAAACACTGGCTGTGACTGACAGAACACCACCTTCTCAAGCTCATACACTGGCTCCTCGACGACCATGTTGAACCCCATCTCCCTAAACCAGAGATCCAGCCCTGCAGAGAACCTGGCCAAATGACGCTTGTGACAAATAATCACGCAGTCGTCGCCATTGTTGGCCAGTTCGAAGGGAACCTCACGTTCGGTACAGTAGGCAATCAACAAACAGCAGGCAATTAGGCAGTTGCCCAAACCTGTGTTCATATCACCCGAACAGCGAGTCCCCTCAATCTCATACCGAAGCCAGCCGTCGGCGCAACGTCCGAAAGCCTTGTTGTGGATCTGCCAAGTCAAAAGATTGGCTAACCACTTACGGTCCTTCGGACTCGTGAGAAGGCCCAAGTAGAACTTGTGCTCCCACTCCAGCGCCTGCCTGGAGACATGCTGATCAAATCGGGAAGCGTCCAACCCGATTGCCACAGCCTGCCCATCCCCACCCATACACTCCCACTTACGGCTAAACTCAGCCCCAACCTGCGATGCATTCATGCCCTTCATCACAGTTTTAGAACCAAGTAGCCGCGTCACACCATTGAGGAGGATCCCCTCAGCGGGTTTGATAACCCGTCCTACCTCAACGTTGTACCTCGGATCACGTGGTGAGATGTTCCTTGGTACTGCCCCTTGTTTGGTGGTGCGCTCAGTTTTTGTGAAATTACTGAGCTCCCCGTCCTTGCGTCGAATTCCTCTGACATACAGGCTTTCGACGGCATTCTGGTATACACTTCGTTTCTTACCCTCGTACAGGAGAGGAAACTCCTCTCGTTCCAAAGGGCTCAGGCGTGGGCATAACTCCAAAATGCGCTTCTGGATGGCTCCCAAACGGTTGTCGTAGATGGTCTCCGCGTCAGACGGCGGTGACCAAGAGTCCCTGCACATAGGGCAGGTCACGTCCCTGCGCGCTTCGCGGCAGTGAGTGACCCACCCGTCAATGCAGTCAAGGTGGTAGGTGTGTCCGCAGGGCAATTGCGACGCTATCGCTAGCGCAACAAAATCCTCGCGGCAAATGCTGCAGCAGCCAGCATCCCTCGCGTCCTTTCGTTTCATGGCGTAAGCCATGCGACTACCAGGTCGCGGGGGAGACACGAAAACACCGTTCTCCTTGACATAAAAGACCCTCTCCTTGACAGCCTTGAGCAAATTAACTATGGTCGAATTGAACGCGTAGACTTCTCGGGGTGGGGACATGCCCTCACCGACCATATAAGTGTGCCGAGTGCGCGTGGTGGCTCCCAAAATGTACCGTACTTCCAAACCGGTAGGGTTGGGTGCCAGTGAATCCTCACTGTCCCTACCAGGTACGGCCACTGGGCCCCCCTAGCCGTTGCCGGCGGTGCGTCTGCTGACGCCCCACCAGTACGACCACCATGGCGCTGTATAGTCGATTTCCCTCTCGACCATGGCCCTGGAGTTCCTGTCCATGCCTGCCTTCACCTCGCTAACGTCAGCGTGGTAAGTCCACTCGACCGCCCTGTGAACAACACGGGCAATGTCCAGCTTCGTCACCTTGTCCGCCTCCATCTGCTCGTAGATCCACTTGTGGATACTACGACGCATCGCGACGGTGTTGCTCGGATCATGGAACTTACCCCTGGCCATCACCGCGTAGGCCATCCACCATCCGGCGTTGCCCTTGCGCGGTTTGCGCCTCACCACTTCCCCATCTCCGTCCCGGATCACGTCCATCAAGTCGCGGGGCAGCTCAGAAACAGAGTCAAACTCTGACTGAAGCCGCCTAGCTTCACGTTGGTGCGACTCCGGCACAAGGTTCGCGCCCCACCAGCGGCGAACATACTTCACAAAAGATACGACGAGGTACAGACTGATCAAAATCGGTGTTAGAGCAATGCTAAGTTGAGTGGTGGAGTTGACGAAAGCGTTAAAGTCTGTGTTCGATGTAGTTGTGGCCATGATTGTGAAA